TGTGTGAGCAGGAGAAGAATGGTTTTGAGATCAACCTAGAACTTGCTCAGGAGATCTACACTGTCTGTCTAAAAGAGACACAAAGGATTGAAGCTGAGATTAAAGAGTTCATGGTGCCTATCCCCGTTCCAGTAAGAGAGGTGGTTCTACGTTTCAAAAAGGATGGAACGATTCACACTACACAGCTTCTTGAAGGTCAGACTGTCTGGGGTGATTACACCAAGATTGCTTGGGAAGAGTTTAACTTGGGTTCTCCTAAACAGATAAACAAGCGTTTAGATCGTCTTGGTTGGAAACCCTTTGTTAAAACTAAGTCAGGCGACAGTTACAAAGTATGCCCAGAGAACCTAGCAACCATCCCTGATGATGCACCCCAAGCAGTTAAAGGCCTCAAGGCATGGAAGGTGCTAGAGACACGCTGGAAGCTGGCTCAGGAATGGATAGAGAAGGCACAAGTGGATGGTAGGGTACATGGCACAGTGATCACTACAGGGGCTGTCACACACCGTGCAGCACACCGTGGCCCTAACATGGCTAACATCCCGTCTGTCCCTCACGGTAAGGATGGTATCCTCTGGAAGATGGATGGTATGTACGCAGCTGAGTGTCGTCAGGTGTTCAAAGTTCCTGAGGGTAAGCTTCTAGTGGGTACAGATGCAGCAGGTATCCAACTACGTGTACTCGCCCATTACATGAACGATCCTTTGTACACTGAACAGGTTATTGATGGTGACATCCACACGTTTAACATGAACGCTTTAGGACGTTACTGTAAGGACAGACCTACCGCTAAGACATTCATCTACGCCTTCTTACTAGGCGCAGGTGTAGGGAAGATTGCAGAGATACTTGATTGCAGCCCAGCACAGGCGAACATATCTATGCAAAACTTCTATGAGGCGTTGCCTACTCTTAAACAACTAAAGAGTGAGGCTTCACGGGCTGCTAGTATGGGATGGATGAAAGGTCTTGACGGACGTATCTTGAAAATTGGCAGTGATCACCTTGCCTTGTCTGTTTACCTACAGGGTGGAGAGACAGTTCTCATGCGTATTGCTAATGTTTTCTGGCAGAACCAGGCCAAGAAAGAAAGCATTAACTTTAAGCAGTGTGCTTGGGTACATGACGAATGGCAGACGGAAGTAGATGCTGATCAAGCTGAAAGGCTTGGTGAGATACAGGTACAGTCTATCATAGACGCTGGTACACACTTTAACCTTAACTGTCCTATGGATGGCGAGGCTAAAATAGGCAGGAATTGGTTGGAGACCCATTGACACAAAATCTCTACCTGCTTAATAAGAAGAACTATCATAACGCCAAAGGAGAATAGAATGGCTGATAAAAAAATCGTACTAAACAATGTAGAAGTTAGCTGGGCTAAGTTGCAAGATTCTGCACCTAAGTACCAGTCAGAGGATCGAGAGTTCACAGTAGCTATCAAGATGACGCCTCAGATTGATTCGTTGATGACAGACTATAAGCTGAACAAGAAAGTCAAAGAAGGTAAGGATTCCACCTTTGATGGCGGACGCTTTATTCAGATTGGTCTCGACGAAAAAACACGTAATGGTTGGAAGCGGTACGGTGAGGTATATGACAAAACAGGATCACCTACAAAAGATCTGATCGGTAACGGTTCCAAGATGAACATCTTCGTATCTATTGGCGACAGTAATTACGGCAACATCATTAAGCTTGGGCACTTGACCGACTTGAATCAAGACACCAAAGAAATGACTTTCGACTTTGGGCAAGTCATGGATTTGGTAGACTACGAGGGTGGTTCAGCAGTCATTCGCTCTAATGAGACGTCTTCAGCAGTAGAGCAAATGGCCGACGAAGAAATGGAAATTGCCTTCGAGTAACTGAAAATAGTAGAGAGGAAAGCAACTATGGAAAATCAAGACAAAAGTATTGATACCCTAATCGAAGATGTCTACTCAGTGTTTACTGAGGGGTATAGCCCTACAGATGAAAACGAGAAGGTTATTGATACCTTTGGTGAAAACCTGAAAGAGTTGCTTCGCTCTAGGTTAGTCCCCCGTGAAAGCGGGGGGCCGACACTTCGCCTCTCAGCCCTTGGTAAGCCCTCACGTCAACTCTGGTACACAGACAAGGGTTACACCAAAGAAGACTTAACAGGCGGTACGCTTCTTAAGTTCCTTTACGGCGACATTATTGAAGAGATCCTGCTTACAGTAGCTAAGTTGTCTGGACACAGTGTTACCAGTGAACAGAAGAAAGTTAAGGTAGCAGGAATAACAGGCCACATGGATGCCGTGATTGACGGACATGTAGTTGATGTTAAGTCTGCTTCACCCTTTGCCTTTAAGAAGTTCGAGAAAGCCACCCTAGCTGTTGATGATCCGTTTGGATACATGCAGCAAATCTCAGCTTACAGCGAGGCTGTACCAGAGAACAAAGGTGTGGCCTTCTGGGCTATGAATAAGGTCAATGGAGATCTTACTCTGTATCAGCCTAGTGCAGCTATGTTACCTGACACTCAGGAACGTGTAGACGAACTTAAGGTTGCCCTTGCTTCTGATACGCCGCCTGAGCGTTGCTACGAACCTGAGATAGATCGCAAAACAGGTAACGAGAAGTTAGGTATTGGTTGTGTGTTCTGTGACTTTAAGAAAGTCTGTTGGGCAGATGCCAACGGAGGAGAAGGTCTTAAGGGTTACAAGTATGCAGCAATGCCATTCCCCTTGTACTTGACTAAGATCGTGAAGAAACCCCGTGTAGACGAGATAGAAATCTAAATGGTTAAGAGAGCAACTGGGTACAGGCGTATTCATAATTCTAGGGTCTATAGAAGTGGTCTAGAAAAAGAGGCTGTTATCTTCCTCACCTCAAGGCAGAAAGAAGTTCGTTACGAGAAGATCAAGATAGAGTGGGAAGATCTAGCTTATAGAACTTACACACCTGACTTTGAACTTGATAACGGTATCATTGTGGAGACAAAGGGAAAATTTGATCCGTCTGATAGACGCAAACACCTTGCCATTCAGAAACAGCATCCAGAGTTAGATATACGTTTTGTATTCAGTAACGCTAACGCTAAGTTGAACAAGGGTGCCAAGTCTAGATACTTTGAATGGTGTGACAAGAACGGTTTCAAGTGGGCTAACAGGACTATTCCTGAAGAATGGTTGAAAGAACCCGGAAAGCCTTTCGGAAAAACAAGGGTTAAACTTAAGTGGCAAAGGAAAGATACAAATGGCTAGATGGAACCCAGAAAATCTTGCACATGCAGACAGGTCACCTGTCACAGAAGATACTTACGATCCAGTAGAAAAACCAGCGCATTATAACTTGGGAGGTGTAGAGTGTATTGACTATATCGAACAGGTGTTAGGTTTGGATGGATTTATTGCATATTGTCACGGTAACATGGTGAAGTACCAGCACAGATATCGGCATAAGAACGAACCTGCAGAAGATATGAAGAAAGCAGAGTGGTACTTGCGTAAGATGAACAAAGCCTTAGGAAAAAAATACCAATGACTAAGAAAGTGTTTAGCGCAACAATGGTTATTAAAGTAGACTCTAATAATAATGTCTTGGGAGCCTATGCTGACGCCCATGAAGACGACGTACATGATCTTGTAGTAGATACTTTCTACGACTTGGATGATGTAGAAATTGAAAACTTAACGGTAAAGGAGAGACGATGATTAGTGGTGAAGACTTAAAAAGCATGGGGTATTTTGAAATGTTTGATTCAAACGGGGACCCTAAGAATGCAATGGCTTTGTATAGCGATTGGGTTGAAGGAAAAATCATGACAAAGGGCGTTACTCGACAGATGGAGAACACCTTAGGTTTAGTCGGAGAAGCTGGCGAAGTTGCAGAGAAACTAAAGAAAAGTCTTAGAGATAACACTAATCTTGACGTACAAGACATGAAAAAGGAACTAGGCGATGTACTCTTTTATTTAGCCGCACTCGCTAACCTCTACCAATCGTCTTTGCAGGAAGTTGCAGAGTTGAATATGAAAAAACTAAACAGTCGCCAGAAGCGTGGAAAAATGAACGGAAGCGGAGATAACCGATGAGCAACCAACTACCAACAGACTACCAAGCATTCATCCACAAGTCACGGTATGCGAAGTACCATGAAGGTCAGGGCCGTGAGTCTTGGGATGATACAGTTACACGTTTCTCTGTTAACGTGATCCGGGACATGGTTGACCCTAATACTAAGTACCAACTCGAACAGGCCATCATGGGCCTTGAGGTCATGCCGTCGATGCGTTCCCTTATGACAGCTGGTGCTGCTGCTGAACGTGACAATACGTGCATGTATAATTGCTCGTACCTAGCCGTAGATGACCTTAAGTCCTTCGATGAGGCTATGTTCATTCTGTTGTGTGGTACAGGTGTCGGCTTCAGTGTTGAACGTCAGTCCATCTCTAAGCTGCCTGAGGTCCCTGAACTGTTCCAGAGTGAGACTAACATCGTCGTCAAGGACAGCAAAGAGGGTTGGGCCAAGGCTTTCCGTCAAGTGATTGCACTCCTCTACAGTGGCGAGATTCCTACGTGGGATGTGTCTAAGGTACGTCCAGCTGGTGCTCCACTCAAGACATTCGGTGGTCGTGCCTCTGGCCCAGCGCCCTTAGTCGATCTGTTTAACTTCACTATCAACACATTCAAGAAGGCTGCGGGTCGTAAGCTGTCCTCTGTTGAGTGTCACGATATCATGTGTAAGATTGGTGAGGTAGTAGTCGTTGGTGGTGTACGCCGCAGTGCTATGATCTCTCTGTCTAACCTTTCTGATGACCGTATGCGATCAGCTAAGAGTGGTGCATGGTGGGAGAACAACCCACAACGTGCATTGGCTAACAACTCTGTGTCCTACACTGAGAAGCCTGACAACCTGTCGTTCATGAAAGAGTGGATGTCTCTGGTCGAATCAGGTTCAGGTGAACGTGGTATCTTTAATCGTCAGGCATCTAAAAAACAGGCAGCTATGAATGGTCGTCGTGATGCTGACTATGAGTTTGGGACTAACCCATGCTCGGAGATTATCTTGCGTCCAAGCCAGTTCTGTAACCTAACAGAGTGCGTAGTACGAGCAACTGATAACATTGACACACTGTCTGAGAAGGTTCGCCAAGCTACTATCCTTG